ATTAAATAAGGAGTATTAACAATGGATGTATATGTAATTATAGCATTTTTATTGTGGATAGTACAAACAATTGTTTCATTTGCAATATTAGAAAAAAAGAACGAAGAGATAAGGAATTATAAAAATTGGGCAGAATCTGCACAAGAAGAACTTAACAGACACAAGTACGAAGATAGGAAATAAATGAGACCTCAAGATAAATACAAATGTGCCACCTATTACGGAAGAGGTTGGAAAGTACCTAAAGGATATCCGTTTGATAAAAAATCACAACAAGAAATTAAACAGATAAAAAAAGAACACGGAAATGGTTGGTGGGTTTTTGTAGGTAGATATATTTATAAATAAAAAATTGGGTAGAAGATCTATTTAATTAACTAAAAAACAAATGCTATTTATTTTTTATGTTAATGCCCTGCGAGAGATATTTCTTCTACCCAAAAAAATTATTTGGTGACATAAAGCAAAAGTATTAAATTAAAGATATGGTTAAAGGAATAAAAAAAGATTTAAAGAGAGAGTTGCCCTTAACATCTTCCTCAGATGTTATTTATTCCTATATTAACCTAAACCTAAACAACTCTCTCTTTCTTTTAATGGGTGTAAACTTTTTTGCAAAGAGTCGTAAAAAAGGTAAAGTCCTTATTATTAATACACCCATTACATTAAAACCCTACCTCGCAAACTAGGAGATATTATGAGTTTTGTTAACAGAGTTGAAAGAAGATTAGATGAATGTGATAAAGATATAGATGATATATGGGATAAAGTTTTTGAATTATTTAATATAGTTGAAGAACATGGAAATCATATTAAAGAACTCTTAACAGATAAAGCATACGAACAAGCCACAATAAAAAAATCTAAAAAAGCCACAAAGAAAAAGTGAATATAGTAGAAATCTATGACAAATATATCAGTTCTTTAAACGATAAGAATACTGATGATAGGTATAAAGGAAAGGAACATTGGTTTCACGCAAGTTCAGCAGGTACTTGTGTAAGAAAACAATACTATCGTCATGTAGAAAAAGTTCCTGAGCCACCTTTTTCTAAAGATACTATGCGTTTATTTAGATTAGGTAATTTAGTACATGATGACATACAAGAAGCAGTATTATTACACTCTAAAGACACTAATACAGAGGTTTACATAGAGAAAGAAATACAAATAGATAGTTGGAATGTCAGGGGTTTTTTAGATTTATTAGTGGTTTCAGACAATGAATTGTATGATATTAAAACTTGCAATCATAAAAAGTTTAAAAGTATTAGTGGAGATTTAAATAGATTTAACGAACCAATAAATTATTATTTACAACTAGCCACATATGGGTATTGGTATGAACAAAAAAGTGGCAAAGAACTATCAAAGATGTCTTTACTATATTATAATAAAGATACATCTGAGATGCATGAGATACAAGTAGACAAAAATTATATAAATCAAGCACAAAGTTATTGGTTTAATGTAAAGCAACAAGTAAATTACGAACCCGAAATAAAATTAGGTGTTGCACCAAGAGCAAAATGGGAATGTAATTATTGCAATTATTTTGAACATTGTGGAGAGGGATACACAGATGGCAAGAGGAAGAATTTTAAGTAGACAGATAGCAATAGATATTAAGTTTAATAAATTAACCATATCACAACAATGGTTGTTTATGAGACTGCTACCATTTACAGATGATTATGGTAGAGTCAATGGGAACTTAGAAGAATTACATTTACAAATGCTACCTGCATACAAAGATTTTGAAGTAAACAAGATGAGATCAAACTTAAACGCATTACAAAAAGCAGGGATGATTGAATGGGAAGAGAATGTAGTCATTCAATTTAAAAACTTTAATAAGCATCAAAAGATAGGACATAGAAGAGCAAAGTCTGAATATCCTAATCTCAATGGGGAGATTGATGTAGAAATAGATGAAGAAAAAAAAGAATTCAGAGTCATAAATGGTAGGATATTAGCACATTGTTCTAAATGTGATAAAGATTATTATTTTAGATACGACTATGAAACACAGAAAGAGAGTCCTTGTTGCAAGGCTCCATTTAAACCATAAAAAAAGGAGATAATATGGCTGAAAGTAAAAAGAAAGTAGATAATGTATTTGAAACTTTATCTGCTATAAATGTAAATGAATATGTAGAAAAGAAAGGTAACTTTAATTATGTTAGTTGGGCTAATATAGTTTCAGTTGTTAAGAAAAAATATCCTGGCATGACTTGGGGTGTTGAAGAGTATGAAAAGAGTTACAAGAAAGAGAATGTTGTAATTACAGAAAAAAGACCTTACATGGAAACTCCATCAGGTTTTTATGTTAAAACTTGGGTTGAAATAGATGGTGTAAAACAATATTTTACTCACCCAGTTTTAGATAATAGAAATAGGGCATTGATGGAAGTTAATTCATTTCAAATAAACACTTCTACTATGAGATGTTTAACAAAGAACTTGGCTTTATTTGGAGCAGGTTTATACATCTATGCAGGTGAGGATTTGCCTAATGAATAACTCTTTAAACGAATGTATCATAACTATTAAGCTCAGCTATGCTGAGCTTAATAAAACATTAGCATCTTTAAAAATTACTAAAGACGATAAAAGCAATGACCTAACTGATCTTGATATTTTAATAAAAGATTTTGAAAAGATTTTAGAAGGTGCTAGAGATTATCAAATAAACAAAAACCTTGATAAAACAAGACCAAACTTACCACAACTAAAAATAGAAAACGAGTTACAAGAAAGAGAAATGGTTTGTGAAAAGTGTGAATAATAAAAAAACTCTTGATGTAATCAACCCTGCATATTATACAAAGGGTGTAGAGGTTACAAAATTTATTTTAAGTTGGGGCATGAATTTTTGTGAAGGTAATATTATTAAATATATTGTAAGATATAAATATAAAAATGGTTTAGAAGATTTATACAAAGCAAGAAAGTATTTAGACCTTTTAATACAAGATAAGGAAAACAATAATGGATGAATTAAAAGATGCATTAAAACAATATCAAGAAAGAAATGACAAAAACATTAATGTAGCAGAGGTAAAAGCAGAAGAGTTTTTTAAAATGAGAAACATTGTGTATCAAAGGGTTGGATTTGATGAAAAGAATAGTCCCTTTCCAAAAGATTTATTTGCAAAAATACCACCTACTTTAAGGTCAATGCCTGACTATATTGCTATTAATAAAGAAGCATCTTTTATAGAAGTTAAAGGATTTAACCAAGAGTTTAAACTTAAAGAACATGATATAGAAATTTATGAATGGTGGATGAAAGTATTAAATGTAATGATTTATGCATATGACTTTGATAAGCAAGTTGCAGTTATCATACCTTTTGAAAAATTATATAGAGATATAAAACTAAAAAATAATTTTGCAACTGGTAGATACCATGACAATGGATTTAGATATTTTGTTATAGATTGGAATTATTTAAAGGAATTTAAAATGTATGGTCAAAAATAAACGAAAACCCACAATAAAAGAATTAGGAAAGTTTTCTGTAGATACATATAACTATGTTAGATATTTAGAAAAACTATTTGTAGAAATTAAAAATACATTAGGTATGTATATACAGATGAATAACGATGTAGAAAAACTTGAAAAATATGTTAAAGAACAATTAGAGGTATTAAAAAATGAAAGCAAAAGATCCGAAGAAAGTTCAGATGGGAAGAAGGAATCGTCAAAGAGGAGCAGAACTACAAAGACAAGTAGTAAATCTAGCTAAACAATACGATTTAATTGCACACAACAGAGATAGAGGTGGTGCACAACATGAACAAGGTGATGTAGAAATAGAAGAAAACTTTTATGGATGTAAAAGAAGAAAGAGTGTACCTGCTTGGGTAATGCCTGAAAAAGAAGAACAAGGTGTTTTCTTTAGAGCAGACCATGGTCCATTGATGGTATCAATACCTGCTGAACTTTTTTTATTCCTACACAACCTTTCTAAAAAATTAAATTTTTAATGTGTTACATTAGAAACCATACATGCAAAAGTTCTGTTTTTAATTAACACTAGCAGGTAATGATTCCCCCTTGGAGTTTTTTTATTGTTATCGCCTTCTCCAAGCATTACCTGCAAAGACTTAACATAGGAGACACAAAATGGATAAAATAAAAATAGCATTGTTTCACAATAACTACAAAGATAAAGACACTAAACCTGACTTTACAAACAAATCAGTAGTTATAAATGGTGAAACATATGATGCTGCAGGATGGAGAAACACAGATAAAAATGGTAATGAAATGATAAACATTACTTTAAGTGAGCCATATGTACCAAATGGAGTAGCTGCTACACCTTCAGCACCTAAAAAAGCTAATGATGAGGTTGAACTCCCTTTTTAATGCGTAGGATAGGCTATATAGATACTTATTTATATAGCCTACCTTTATATCAAAAACTTTATAAAAGTTTCATATCATCGATTTTAGACATACTTTTTTTTCTCAATGTTTGATTTTTGCCCAAAAATTAATAAAAAGTGTGCAGTTGCTACAAAAAGTTGTTATAATCCCAAAACAAATAAAAATGATCTAACGAAAACTATATTCTGTGGTATGGCTTCAGGCTTTGACACTAGAGTAGAGACATTACCAAAGTGTTGGAAAGATATGACAAACTCTGAAAGGTCCACTCATACGAAAAAAATAAAACAAAAATTATTGGAACTTCAGGTAGCAGGTGTGCGTTAAGGTCTTCTTCTTTTCTCTGCTTTAGTAATAATTCTTTTTGCAACATCATCATAATCAACATCTTCATACATAATAGGATTTTGAAACCCATATACTCTATTCCACTCATTTAATAATCTAATAGATGTTTTGTTATCACCTACTGCTAAAGCATCTAAAATTTGACCTCTTACTAAACCTTTTCTATACTTAACATAATCTTCTTCTTGTTTTTCTGTTGCAAATCTTTGTGTTACTCTTCTTACGCCAGTACCAAAAATTGGTGCTAAGTTTTTTGGTGTTCTTTTAAAAGCACCTCCAATGCCATAACCATTTATATCAGTAAAAAATCTAGAGGTTGCATCATAAGCCTTATCTAAATCTGCAAATATAACAGGCTTTAGAGCAAATTCAACTGACTCTAAAAAACTTTCACCTGCTAATATGTCACTTACAGTTCCTATTGCACCAACACTTGCAATACCATCAATTACATCATTTAATGAGTATTGAGATATAGCTTCACTAATAGATCCATCTTGTTTTATATCTAATACAGTATTATTTAAATTATATTTAGGGTCATATATTTCTTCTCCTGCTAAGAATCTGCTCAACAATTCTTTTGCTGGCATAACTAAAC